AATTAGATTGGGACACATTGACTGAGTTTGAAAAGAAAATAATTCAGGCAGTTTTGGAAAATAAATCAGAAACCGAAAATTATTAATGAAAGGATGGATTTAAATGTTAAATGAAAAAGAAACAGACCAAATATTAGAGGAGTTTTTCTTCGAGTGTATCAAATTTTGGAACAGAAATATGGAGGACTCTAGCCAAGCGTTTAAGAACGCTATAAGGGATATCGAGGTATTAACTCGTGACCCAAATGAGCCGTGTGGTAAATTGTTGGACGTTACTGCACAAAAGAAGTTTATCGCACAAAGAAAAATGTATTTAGAAATTTTCGAGATCTAATTTAGGAGGAACTTAAGATGAAAGTGCTTAGTTTATGTGACGGAATGTCGATTGCCCACATTGCTCTTGAAAGAGCAGGATTTGTGGTTGATGAGTATTATGCAGCAGAAATTAAACCGATTGCACTAAAGGTTACGAAGGAGAATTACCCGAACACAATCCATATAGGCAATGTTAATTATGTAAGTTTTAAGGATGGTGTACTTTATACGGAGAATGGAAACTTTAATGTTGGTCATATTGATTTGATGATATTCGGTTCTCCGTGTCAGAGTTTTTCAATAGCAATGAATGCCGCAATGAGAGTGGGTTTAAAAGATAAAGTACGGTCGGGATTATTCTTAGAATGTCATCGGATTTTGAAAGAAGTCAATCCTACTTGGTTCTTGCTTGAGAATGTCGCAAGTATGAAGGATGCGGATCGAGACTATCTGAGTAAGTGTATGGGCGTTGAGCCGTTGAGAATTAACAGTAAACTTGTAGCCCCGGCACTTAGAGACAGATATTATTGGACCAACATTGAGGGTGTAACTCAGCCCGAGGACAAGGGCATTACTCTTCAGAGCATTCTTACGAGTGGTTGGACTGATAGACAGAAGGCGAGAGCATTGCTTGTGAGTGATAGTCGTCCTCTTGCAGATAAGAAGAAGATGCTTCATCGCTACAAGAAGTTCACCACAATTGTGTGGGAGGAGAAAGGCAATGATGATTCCATTAGATACTTGAATCAGACGGAACTTGAAAGATGTCAGACAGTGCCAGAGGGTTATACAAAATGTCTTACGAGAAATGAAGCAGCAGATGTTCTTGGTGATGCGTTTACCGTGGATGTTATTGCTCATATCTTGAGCTTTATTAAAACAAAACAAAATGATTAAGGAGGTAATGTAATATGACAATCGAACAAATTTATTGTGATTTGTCAGACGATTTGAGGTGGCAACTTTACGAAATCAATATGGATTGGGATCATGTTGCAGCACGATTGCCCATAGAAAATCACGACGGATACGGCATCGTAGTGTGGTGCTACTCGGAAGGAAATGATAAGTGTTGGCTAGTTTCAATCAGAAAGGGCTTTAGTGATGATGACTGGGGAACTGAAATCATCGAAGAATTAACATTTAGCGATGGTTGGGACGAGTTGAAAGCAACAGTAACAGAGGTTGTGAGAAAATTTTATAATATGAAGGAGGAAAATTAATATGTTAAAAATTACTGAATACGGTGAAAAGATTAGGGACGAGTTTATTGAACACTGCAAGGATTGTAGCAAGTATGATATTGCTATGGATTATGGTTTGGAGGTGCTTAATGATTGCGTGAGAGGCGTCGTGGATTATGCAGCATTGTGCATCTTAAATTATGACACAATGGCAATTAGTGTATTGGATGAATGGGAGGCAGAAGCGTCTGATTGCGTATGTTGGTCCACAAACAGAGATGATCATAAAAATTCGTTTTTCATTACTTTTAATGCATTGAGACATATATTAAACGAGTGTTTTGAGGAGGTTAAAACAGATATGGATATTAAGATGACATTTACGGCAGAGGAAATTAAGCAAATTGAGGAATTCACGGGTCGAGAAATTAAAGAAAAAGAGGATTTATACAATGCAACAAGGTTAATTCTTGATACGATAATGAGTATCAGAAAGGGGTGTAAATAATATGTTTATAGAAGAGATGGAGATTTTAATTGAATGCAAGAGACTTGTGGAGGATATGCTTGGAGAAAAGCAAACTATGGCAGAGTATATGGAGAAGTGTGGTAAAGATCCGAGCTTTATGGAGAGCGAGATTGAAAGGTTGCAAATGGCTCTTAGTGGCAAGAGAGCAAAGAAGGTGATGGGCTATGCAAGATTTAACAAGGAGGAGAACTAATATGGCAAAGGCACTTAGTTACAAGGAGTTTATGGATTATTCATTACAACACTACAATAAAGGAGGAGATGGGTATTATGAATGCTGGGACCAGCAAGAGTTTGACAATTATGTGAAGCAATTTGGCGAGATTACAAAGAGCAAGGCGTTGAGGATGTATAGGACGTCGGCTTCAATTACGAGAGATAGAATGTGTAGTTGGTAAGGAGGATTAATTATGGATTACAATTTTAAACTTATTGATGGTGAGTTGTGTTGCAGAATATGCAACACTCGTGTATCGATCAGAACGGGCACTGGTTGGATTTTAAAATCTAATTCCGAGGGTGATGAGAGCAAAGGCATATGTCACGAATGCTTGGTTGAACATTGTTGCAATACAAATTGTCTTGGGTGTGATTGGTATAAGTATCCTAATTGCCCACACATTGAGACGAAGAAAATTTATATGGAAGAGGATTAACTATGTGGATCCATGTTGTATCGGCAGAAATTGAAGAGGATGTGTGGAGACCAGTCAAAGCATTCATTATTGAAGAAGAAGCAGATGAGTACGCCGAAAAGATTTACGAAAATGGATGCGTTGGCGACAAGAGAGTTTTAGATTCAAGAGTTGATGAAGTTAATTTGGAGGACTAATTATGAGATTTAGTTTTGGTGTAATGGCAAGAGTCGTATACAATGACGCTCCAAACATTGGAAATTGTTATAAGGATAGCAGAGATGTGTATGACGCTATTGAATATCAGTTTGGACACGAGGTTGCGGTCGGTGCTTCGTGTTGGACAGAGTTAGCTTGTATCGGAGAAATTTATGAGCACGATGAGTTTACCATCGAGATGATTGAATCTATATAATAATAAGGAAGGAAATTAATTATGTTTACTAATGATGAAATTCGTATTGCAAACGCAACAAGCAGAACCAATGGGGCTTCGGCAAAGAACAAAGACGGAAGCGTAAGAGCCGTGGTGCCGAAATATGTGGCGCAATATATTAATAAGGAAGAGAAGTTGCTAGATTTTGGAGCAGGGCGTGATGCCGTTCATACTAAGTGGTTGCGTGAGTTGGGATTCAATATAACGGCATACGACTTTGGTGACAATGTGATTGAGGGATTGCACGACAAGGATGCTCTGAGCAAGAAGTACTCGGTGATTATGGCGAGTAATGTCCTCAATGTGCAGAGTTCAATGAATATGCTTTGGGGAACACTCCGGCAGATTAATGATAGCCTTGAGTATGGAGGTAAGTTTGTGTGCAATTATCCGTCAAGCCCTCGCAAGATGGAGTTGCTTACAGCACGGTCGCTAGAGCATATCCTGAAGTCATTCTTTAATGGAAATATCGAACGAGTTGGAGGTAGTTCTTCGGCTCCGCTGTGGGTTGTACGTAAGCAATATTTAAATTAATTGTAAAGATTTTGTAAAATTATGAACAAACACGTTGACAAACGAAACAAAATGATTATAATAAAGTAAAAAGGAGAATAAGATTATGAACAAGAAAAATGAAACCAAGGCTTATCGTTATTACAATTGCAATCCCAAAATGCGCTGGACAGATGATTGCACGGTTCGAGCAATCAGTTCCTCAACAGGAATGGCGTGGGACGAAACTATGAGAGAACTTGCAGAGAGTGCAATTAAAACTGGTTATATGCTTAATACTCCAGAGAATTATGGTAAATATCTGGAAGATAGGGGATATGTCAAACAGAAACAACCTGTACACAAAGATGGTACTAAGGTGAAGTTCCACGAATTTGTAAAAAAGTTTGATGGTCATGCGGTATGTCATTGTGGAAGAGGGCATGTGACATATGTTGCAGATAATCACGTTTGGGATATTTGGGATGTGTCTGACGAAATTGTCGGCAACTATTGGGTATGTAAAGAGGAAGCACATCTCGTCAGAAAGGTGGTTGACTAAGATGCTTAATAGTCTCTACAACACAGAAATTAGTGAGAAGCGTTGCGTTGGTTACTGTTGGCATCATCGTTGCCACGTGACGGCAACACAGATTAAACAAAAGGAATGCCTCAAGAAACAATGTAATGCCCTTGAACGACGAGAGCACGAGTATTGGCGACAGAGGGAGTTGACGAAGACTAGAAAGAAAAACGGAGGTGCTGGCTATGCTTTGGATCGATTGGGAGTTTGATTATAATGACCAACTTGCAGATAAGTACATGAAATACAAGGGCGAGTACTATGATGTTGGTACAATTTGCAAAATCAAGGGTCCATACGGTCCACGGCTTGTTAGATTCACTGGATGGCACTTTGGAAACGATAGAAATAATTTTGAGTTAATCAACAAAGAAGACTATGGGTTGTATAATTCATACAATCGGGCCGGTGTGAATGATTATTGCCTTGAGATTGTTGTTCCAGTTAAACCTAATCTGCAGACAGTCGAAAAATCAGGTGGTGGTTTTGGATTGCCAGAAAGAGATAGACCTCCATCGTGGGATATTGAGGTTGCATGGATTTGGTATATTGTGATTATGGCTCTTGGTACAATTTTTAAGGATAGATTTTTAATTTGGGGATTTACAACTGCGGTATTTATTCTTTGGAAAAACGGATTTTTAAATAATAAGAAGTAAAGGAGAATGCACTATGAGCGGAAGAATTGAAAACGAAAACAAATTGAGAAATAAAATTGAGGAAAAGTTGCAAACATTACCTTCTATATTTACTCACTTTTACAACTATATGGAAGCGGATCAGAAGTCGTATATTACAATGAAACACTATATTGAGTATGTAGCAGATTTTATGAATGATGTTGCACATGATGACATAGATGAGTTCTATAAAAATGTTACTGTGACGCAGATTAGAGAGTATCTTGTATCATTGAGAAGAAGAACAGAAAATGGGAGAGAGATAAAAAATGGCGATAGTATCCAGGCTTCAAGATGGAGTGCTTTGAATGCATTTTATTCATTCTTAGTTATGGACGATTATATGGATACGAATCCGATGGCCAAGACAAAAAGACCAAAGAATAAAAAGGAACAGGCCATTGTTTATTTAGAACAAGATGAAATTAATAGTATCCTTGATAAAATTAAGAATGAGTCTAAACCTCAATTCGTTAATAGGGATTTGGCTATTATAGCTATTGGAGTAAGTACCGGTATCCGTGTTGGTGCGCTTGTACAAATTAATATCGGTGACATCGACTTTAAAGAAAATACCATTCATGTTATTGAAAAGGGAAGCAAAGAAAGGTATTTAAGATTCGGAACGAATGTTCGCAACATTTTGTCTGCGTGGCTCGTAGATCGACAAACATATTTCGAAGATGTAGATACGGACGCTCTATTTATTTCCCAGTGGAGACGAAGATTGACCACGGAAGGAGTAAGAAAGTTGATGGATAAATATGCAAATGGAATCAACGGAAAGCATATTACACCTCACAAAATGAGATCTTCTGCTGCTACAAATCTTGTAAAAGCTGGTATAGACATTCAGACGGTCGCAGATATTTTAGGACATAGTTCTGTAACAACAACTCAGCGTTATGCGGCAGTGCTTGAGCAGAATAAACAAAACGCAACTAACGCACTTGACAATCTTTTCTAACCACAAAATGATTGCATTAATCATTTTGTTATGTTATAATGTCAAACGAAATAAAAAATAAGGAGTCGATATATGTGTATACTAGTGAAAAGGACATTGAAACCTTTTTAGACGAGTACAAACGTAGTAAAGTGATAATAGAAACGACAACAAGAGCAGTGCTTAATAGGGCAGTTGGGTTCGAAAAGAGGTTCATGAAGCCGTTTTATGAATTTACCACGGACGAAGCCTTAGAAATGTACGAAAGTGCTCACGCAGTTTCGATAGTATCGTTGCAAAACACGAATTTAATATTAAAGAATGCGTCAAGGTGGTTCTGCTATAAGCATGGAAGGGCCATCGGCAGTGCATATGAAAAGATTACAAAGGATATGCTTGAGACGGTTGTTGATACGGAGAAGCAAAAGAGTCTGGTTCTGAGCAGAGAAGATGTGGATGATATCAAGGCGAACTTGTTGAACTACACGGACAAAGCCATCATTGAAGCCCTGTTCCTTGGGTTCGGATCATTGTGGCTAAGGGAATTATCCTTCTTTGAGATTTCTCAGGTGGATACAAGTGACTATACCGTGTATTTCAAGACTGGGAAAAGCATACCTATAGATAAGGAAACTTATGAATTGTTCAAGGCCGCTTGCGAAGAGGATGAGTTATTGTCATTTGGCTCAACGGCGCGTGTTGCCAAGGTTGTTTCTCACGGCATATATAAAGTAAGAGCAAACGCCTTGTCAAGTAACTCAGATTGGAATAGTGAGGCAGATTTAGAAAGACGTTACAGATTCTTGTTAAGAAGAGTTGCATTGATATCTAAGGATCTTGGCGTTAAGATATCTCCGACAGGATTACAGTCAAGCGGTTTATTATGGCATCTTCAACAGGGTATAAAAGAAATGGGTATGACATTTAGAGAGTTTGTGAAAACAAATATGGCAGGGGAATTAGCGAAGAGATACGACATTATGTCTGATTTGTATGCACAAATTTTACTTGAGAAGTTTGAAGCCTTTATGGATTAGGCTTCTCTCTTCTATATAAACAATACAAAATGATTAAGGAGGACATTAATGAAATGGGAAAGACATAGTTGGGCAATTGTATTGGGTATTTTAGTAGTAATTCCACTAATATTGATAATTTTGGTGAATACTGCCTAAATTTACCAAATTTTATGGGTTGCACCGAATGGATGTTCGGTGTATAATTATACATGAGAATTTTATTTATCGACGAAAGGGAAAGACAGATGAGAAAATATGACGAATGGAATCAGTTACAAGGACTACGCGGAAATGTGACATTAAAGCATTTATTATTTGGTGAGCAGAAATATGGGTGTGATGAGCTCCAGGTGGTAAACGATGACGAGAAGATTGGAATTGTAGTGAAGGGAACTGAATTGTTCGTGTACAAGCAGAAGGTAGTCGAGTTCTGCACTAGTGGGAATATGTTTGTGGTGGGAGATGATATGCTGGAGATTGGGGTAATTGTAAATAAAATGTAAACAATGGTGAAAGGGTATTGACAAAAGGCTCTCTTTATGCTATTATATAGGCAGTTAGAAAACAAAATGATTGTCAGCAGAAAGGAGGGCTAATTTATGGGGGATAAGGTTTGGGTGCAATGCAAAACATGCGGAGCCTTGCATCAAGTTAAAAATAAAGATGCGTCGATCTCAGACGACGATTTATATACACAACCGATTTACTGTCCGAGATGCCGGGATGGCACTAAGCATTTGTTAATCGGAGAACACCGAGACGGCGTTTATGAATCCGGTGATACATTTTTAGATGAACGTTATTTTATTTAACAATACAAAATGATTAAAATTAGAAAGGAAAAGAAAAATGAGTATTAATTTTGAAATTATTGCGACGCTCAAGGCCGCAAAAGAAACAGACACATTTAAGCCCTTTGAGGTTCGTGACTTCAATAGTGGTTGGCAGAACACGAGATATCGCTTCAATGCGATTTCTGGCACGAATCGTTTCGGTTTAGAGATTGGCGGCGGCAAGTGGGTTGACGACAAGAAGAACAAGATCGTAACGCTAGCCAAGGCTGAACCAGGCAAGAAGGCAACCAAGCTTGAAGTCAAGTGGGAGGACAGAAAGAAGCCTGAAGTCATTGAGCAGGTTGCTGGATTTAGAGTATATACTTGTAATCTGCTTACTTATGACGAGAGAAAGGCGCTTGAAGACGAGGGCAAGGCAGAAGAAGCACAGAAGAAGAACCATCAGTTTATCGAGAAGACTGAATATGCGGCGCTTGTAAAACGTGTCATTGATAGTGGCAAGTACGCAGATGCCAAGTTTAGAATTCTTGGTACGATTGAATTCCAGTATAGCGAGTCTAAGAATCAGTTCTATAGAACGCTTTCCGTGGACAAAATGTACCGTGTCGCGGACGACACACCTTGCAAGGCAGAGATGACTATTAATGCATTCTATACTGAGGATGCGGTTGATGCAGATTCTTATGATGATACTAAGAAGTATTTCTTCAATTGTTTTACTGACCATTATTTCAGCTCTGTTAAGGCTAATAGATTTGTTCCTCTGACTCTTGTTATCAATGGTAATGGCGACGAGAAGGCAGAGAAGAAGGCAAATGCGTTCAAGAAGATGTTTGAGAAGTTTGATGATGAGGCAACGGTGAGAAAGGTCGGACTTGTGTGCCAGATGATCGATGGGGCTGAGTCGCTTGCAATTACATACGATGACCTTGATGAGGAAACTAGAGACAATATCGATATGGGTCTGATTTCCGAGGAAGACGCAATCAAGGCTCTTGGTGGTAATATGATGGGAAATCGAATTACTGAGTACCGTGTGCAGTCGTTGTCTAGAACGAGTGTAAAGGGTAGTGAACCCACGGTCTATACTGAGGACGACATTCGCAAGTTGCCCGTGATTGAGGAAGTTGAAGAGGAAGTTGACATTTTTGGAAACGATGATGAAGATTCAATCTGATGAGAGAGGGTAAATTGGATATGAAAGAAACAATTTATGAAATGATTCGATATCATAATGAACTGCTTAATGAACTTCAGGAGTTTGGCGGCGTGTTGTGCGATACATACTCTGATATTGATGATACTCCTGCAAACGATAAATATTTTGAAGTCATTGGTAAGTTCAGAGAAGAAGGAATTTTTCTGTGTTGCGAGGCAAATCAGCACGATAACAATTGGATGATGACTGAAGATGGTTATGTAATGACAGATGAAATGCTTGACGAATTTGATGCAAAAGAATATAAGGCTTATCGTTGGACTTATAAGGAACACTAAGGAAAGGTGACAATATATAGGAGATTAAAAGAATAAGCAAAAGAACTCTTATTATGTAAGGGTTTATGGAAGAACTACACACATCAGAATCTACGGAATTAACAGAAACAGATAGGAAATGGTGTGTTTATATGCACACATCTCCTAGTGGAAAAGTTTATATTGGTATTACTAGTAAGAACCCACCAGAACAACGATGGTTAAATGGGAGAGGATATAATCACAACTATCATTTTACTAATGCCATCAAATTTTATGGTTGGAATAATTTTAAGCACGAGATTATTGCAGACAAATTAACCTCAGATGAAGCTGAGACGATGGAACGAGAACTCATAGAACAATACAATTCTATGGATCAACGATATGGTTACAACTTAACTTCAGGAGGAGAAAAAGGAAAAGAACTATCGCAAGAATCCCGTGATAAAATTAGTCGGGCAAATAAAAATCCAACAGAAGAAACTAGACAAAAAATGAGCGCATCCGCTAAAGCACGCTGCACTGAAGAATGGAGAAGGATGATGTCAGAAAGAACCAAGGGACGGAACAGCGGCGAAAACAATCCAAACTACAAAGGTCGAGATAAGTGCGAACAAACTAATAAAAGAAAAAAGAAAACCAACTACAACAATGTTGATCGCGATAACCCAAAGGTTTCTAGGTGGGCAGGAGATAATAATCCGCGCCATCTAAACCCATTATGTGGAGCAGACAACCCAAGGGCCAGACCTATTGTACAATTAACAAAAGACGGCGAATTTATTCGTAAGTGGGATTATGTTACATTGGCGGCAGATTTTTTAGGAGTTAAACCGTGGAACATTATTACATGTTGTTCTCATCCTGAGAAACTTAAAACAGCGTATGGTTTTAAGTGGATGTATCTTGAAGATTATGAACAACAAACACAACAAAATGATTAAAAATATTAATGAATAAAAGGAGAAAGATTATTATGGCAAGAAGTTTTGGACGTCAGAATACGGTAAACAGAGATATGTTTGCGTATAATACGATGCTCTTAGGAGAAAGTGGATGTGGAAAAACCACAATGATTGCAGAGGTTATGAGAAAGTTCTGCAAGCCGGACGAATATATCGTCCTTCAGATTGGTAAAGAGGAAGGATGTAAGGCAATTAACGGCCTAATGTGGGACCAGATTGATACTTGGAAGCAGTTTGTGTCTTTTGTAGATGAAGTTGTTAAAAATAGAGATGATTGGGGTACGCTTAAGTGCGTAACACTAGACACAATCGACCAGTTGATTGAGATTGCAACTCCGCATACAATTAGACTTTGGAATACATCTCAGATGGGCAAGAAAGACTTTGTTCAGGCAGACACTCTAAATCAGAGTTGGGGCGGATTTGGAAAAGGCGACGAGAAGATGATGAGTCTTATCCTGGACCAGATTTGGCGTCTTAAGTCTGTCGGTGTGGCAGTATTTATCGTAGGTCATACGCGCAGACGTGAAAATGTTGACCCTGTGAGCGGTCTGACATATTCTACTATGAGCGCGGCAATCTCGCTTAAGAATTTTGAGACAATTCGCACAAAAATGGACATCGTGGCTATCGCGTACATCGATAGGGAGATGGTTTCCAAGGATTTTGGCAAGGAAAATATTGTTACTAAGAAGCAGGCAAAGATTAATGAGGTAACAAATGAGGCTCGTAAGGTTGCATTTAGATCATCTGCATATGTTCTTGACAGTAAATGCAGATTCCCCGATATAATTGACGAAGTTCCTATGGACGCATCTGCGTTCGTTGAAGCAATTCAGGACGCTATCAATAAGGCGGCAGAAAAGGGAATTGATGTAGAACCTACTACTAAGAAGTCCACTCCCAAGAAATCCACCAAGAAGCCCCCTGTAGTAGAGGAAGAGCATGACCAGGAAGATGCTGAACTCCTTGCAGCGCTTAGAGAGGCAGTTGAATCAGTAGAGGAGAAGGAAGAGGACACTCCTCCCTTTGATGTAAATTCCGAGATCGATGACATTTTTGATGAAGAAACCGAAGACGAAGATGCTATGATTACTCTTGATGCAGACCGTCTTACTGCGATTAGAAATGCATTCAAGGGTGCTGACGCTTCTGCAAAGGCAAAGGTCAAGACCCATCTGACTGCATATGGCAATAAGCTTGCCGATACAATGGCCAAGAGCGACGTCAATGCTATCGAGGAAATCCTTGGACTGAACGACGAGGTTTAATAAACAATTAATGGGTGGTGGTGAAAGCCACCATCCATTTTCCAGCATAAGGAGAAGAAAATGAAACAGAAGAAAATTACACATCCGATGCAACAGGTTGCAGTTAATATACTCTCAGATTTTGAGGTTCTCACAATGACTCATGATGGCCCATATACTTTTGAGGAGATTTGGGCAATTGTACAGAAGCACGTAGATGGTTATGGGCTTTGCGAAGATCCGTTTACAAGGATGCTCTGCACGAGCAAGGAAGCCATAGAGAATCAGTCGGAGTATGATAGGCAGACGGCAGAGCAGAGGTTTGGCCATAGTGACTGGCTAGATTGAGGAGGGATTGAGATGAAGAAAAGACAAGTTGTATTGAGTGAAGAACTTTTTGATAAGTATCAAGAGCGATATTTTCAGACATACGAAGAAAATAAGATGCTCCAGAGAGAAATTGGTTACCTTAACGCACTCTTTGACAAAGAGGGTGATACTCAGATAATCAAGTATAATGGTAAGTTGTATAGAATTACGAGCACTACGAACTATGTGGAAGCAGGAGTGGAAGAGACTCTTGACTTTACGGCAGTTCCGGTGAGAGAGGTGTGTTGAGATGGCGAAAGAAACTTGTAAACAATATAGTTTTCAGACGATAGTCTATGACTCCAATAAAGAACCTATCGAAGCCACCGTAGTTAATTGTTCGGAGTGTCCAAATCGATGCGTATGTGATGGTGGCAAGAATATATATAAGATAGAAATTCCAGACGGTGTTGGTGAGGTGAATTGAGATGGCAAGATGCAAATGCAAAATTTGTGACAGCGTATTAGACACAAATGTTGCGTATAAGGTGACTGATAAGAACGGAAAGAATAAATACTTCTGCAGCCAATCTGAGTTCGAGGCAGAAGAAGAACGCAAGAAGAAGGCGACTGAGGATAAGGATAGAGTGTATCGTTT